GAAAAAGAAGTTTCTATAGAAGCAACTGAAGAAAAAGATGCTCATACTAATATAGATATTAAATATGAAGCTACAGAAGGCTACACCGAAAAAACAAGACTTGGTTTAAGATATTCTGAATTATTTTCATTTATTCAAGCATACAACGACCAAAGATTTACAGAATTAGAAGCTAGAATTACAACACTAGAAGCTAATAACCCATAATAATAAGGAGAAAATAATATGGCAATAACATACGAATGGAGCTTCCCCTCGTTTGAGACGGACTCTGAAAATAAAGTGAAGAACATTCACTGGAGATATACAGCAGTTGATGGAGAAAATTCTGCATCTATGTATGGATCTTGTGCAGGTTCTGAAGGTATGGATTTTGATGCTATGACTAAAGAAAGTGCAGCTGCTTGCGTATTAGAAAATTCAGATACTTCTGAAGATGATATGAAAGCTAATCTTGATGCACAAATCGCTAGTCAAAAAGCACCAGAACTTACTTCGAAGACTAAAGACTGGTAGTAATCTACCATGTTCTTCGGCACTACTACCTTTTCCCAAGCACCGTTTTCGGATATAGGTATAGCCGATGCAAACGTAGCCGTAACAGGTTCTAGAGTTAATGTATCAATCGGTAATATAACCGTAGTTGGTAAAGCTTTAGTTCTTCCAAACGGCAATAGATATAATCTAAGTACAGGAAACGTTACCGTTAAAGAAGGCGCTAACGTACCTGTAACAGGTAATCAATATAATATAGGAACAGGAACTGTTACTTTTTCTATTAGTGGAAGAGTAATACCAACCGGTAGTAGATTAAATGCATCTATAGGAAATGTAACTGTTGCAGCTGATGCTAATGTATCTGTAACGGGTAATAGATTTAATATTACTACAGGAAATCCAACTATAGTTGCAAAAGCACTTGTTCTAGCAACCGGTAATAGATTAAATCTATCTACAGGAACGGTAAATGCTAAAGCAGGGGCCACGGCTCAAGTAACAGGAAATAGGTTTAATACATCAATTGGTAATGTAACCGTAACTGGTAAAGCAGTTATCTTACCAAATGGTAATCAATTAAATATAGGAACAGGTACAGTTACAATTGCAGCTGATGCAAACTTCTCAGTTACAGGTAATAGGTTTAATTTATCGATAGGTAATGCAACAGCAAAAGCAAATGCAACAGCAATTATAACAGGTAATAGATATAACCTATCTACTGGATCAGTGACAATTGTTGCAAAAGCTGGTATAGTGCCAACTGGAACAGAATTTAAAATTGGAACAACAGAGCCAACAATTAGATTGTGGAACCAGATAGATCCTAACGTAACTCAAGTTTGGAGAAATCTTTCAACACCGTAAGGATAAATTATGTTTTTTGGAACTACAACATTTGCACAAACAACTTTTTCTGATATTGGAAGTAGTCAAGTCAGTCCTACAGTTATCGTATCCGGTAATAGATTTAATATAACAATAGGTAATATTGGTGCTATTCCTGATGTATTAATAGTTCCAACAGGTCAACAATTAAATGTTGCAACAAACCCTGTAAGTGCTATAACATGGAATCCGATTCCGCCAGGCGTGAATCAGGTTTGGGTCCCAATAGATCCATTAAACCCATAGGAGAAAAATGGCATCAAGTACATCAACAGATTTAAAATTAGAGTTAATAACAACAGGTGAAAAAGCAGGTACTTGGGGTACAATTACTAATACAAATTTACAAATTTTAGAACAAGCAGCATCTGGATATTTTACTCAAAGTATAGCAGCAGCTGATTTATCATTAGCTCTTTCAACGTTTGCTGTATCAAATGGTAAAAATTTATATTACAAATTTACAGGAACTTTAACTGGAAACAGAGTTGTTACTATGCCCGACTCTGCAGAAAGAGTTTTTATTGTAGAAGATGCAACAGCTAGATCTTCATCTAATTATACATTAACAGTTAAAACAGTTTCAGGAACAGGGGTGACTATTCCAGTAGGAGCTAAAATAATTTTATATTCTGATGGAACTAACATTAGTTCAGGACCTATTACAAAAGGTTATTATACAATACCCGGTGCTTATACAGCAGTTAATGGTGATCAATTATTAATTAATACTTCAGGAAGTGGTATTGGTACAGGAGTTACAGTAACATTACCAGCTTCACCTGCAATAGGAAATGAAGTTACCTTTATAGATAGTGGAAATAGTTTTGGATCAAACAACTTAACTATCAATAGAAATAGTCAACCTATTTTAGGTAATGCCGGTAATTTAGTATTATCCACAAATGGAGCTGCATTTACTTTAGTATATGTAAACGCTACAAGAGGCTGGATATACAAAGATAACATATAGGACCACGGACCATGGCTCTAATTGACTTTAAAGTCTTACCTGGAATTGATAAGCAAGACACTGAATCCGGTGCAGAAAATAGATGGGTCGATTGTGATAACACAAGATTTAGATATGGACTACCTGAAAAAGTTGGAGGTTGGTCTTCTTTAGTTTCAGATACTATAGTTAGTGTTGCAAGACGTCAGTTTGCTTTTGTTGATTTAGCGGGAAATAGATATATAGCAATTGGTACAGATAAATTTTTACTTTTATATTTTGAAGGACAACTTCATGATATTACTCCTGTAAAATCTACGATTGGAAGTGTTACAATGTCTGCTGTAGATGCATCACAAGAAGTATCTTTAACTTTTTCTTCAGCACATAATTTACAATCAGGTGATATTATTTTATTAGATAATGTAAGTGTTCCTCCTGGTATAGGTTTAACAAATGCTGCATTTGAAGATAAATTATTTCAAGTTACAAAAGTTACTTCATCTTTAATTGCAATTGTAACTGGAACACAAACTACAACTGGCGCTGCAGGTGGTGGAGCCTGTGATATAATTCCTTATGAAACAGTTGGTCCTGCTGCACAATCTTATGGTTATGGTTGGGGTATATCAGAATGGAATGGAGTAGTTTCTACTGCTACACAAACTACATTAAATGGAACACTAGGGGATAACACTAATGGTACTTCAGGATCTAATATAGCTTTAACATCTACTGCAGGTTTTCCTACAACAGGAAGAGTGCAAATTGATGAAGAATTAATTTCTTATACAGGTATATCAACAAATAATTTAACAGGTATTACAAGAGCCGTAAACGGTTCAATACGAGCTACACACTCAAGTGGTGCAATTGTAACTAACGCTGCAGATTTTGTTGATTGGGGAGAAGCTGCTTCAGCATCTGAAGTATCTCTTGAACCAGGTTTATGGTCGTTAAGTAATTTTGGTCAAGTATTGGTTGCAACAATTGCAAATGGTAAAACATTTACATGGAACGCTGGAGATGCTGCAAGATTAACAACACGTGCATCAACTACTACATCAGGATTTTCTACATCAGCTAATCCAACAGCAACAAGAGTTACATTAGTATCTCCTACAACACGTCACTTAATTCATCTTGGAACCGAAACAACTATTGGAAATACATCAACACAAGATGATATGTTTATAAGATTTTCGGATCAAGAAGATATAAATGATTACACACCAACAGCAATTAATACTGCTGGATCACAAAGATTACAAGACGGTACAAAAATTATGGGTTCATTAAAAGCAAAAGAAGCTATTTTAATTTGGACAGATAATGCGTTGTATACAATGAAATTTATTGGTGCACCTTTTACTTTTGGTTTTGAACAAGTTGGTACTAACTGTGGATTAATAGGTAAAAATGCAGTTATTGAAATTGATGGTGCTGCGTTTTGGATGAGTCCCAATGGTTTCTTTATGTTTGATGGTACGGTTAAATCATTACCATGTTCTGTTGAAGATTATGTTTATGACCAAGCGGACACAACTAAAGGTCAACAAGTATGTGCGGGTTTAAATAATCAATTTACAGAAGTTGTTTGGTACTATCCGTCAACTAATTCTACTTACAATGATCAATATGTTGTATTTAATTACGGAGAACAAATAAGAGGTGGTGTTTGGTATATTGGTACAGAAGCTAGAACTTCTTGGATTGATGCAACAGTTTATCCAAAACCATTTGGAACTAAATTAAATGCTTCAGCATCAGGTAGTTTTCCTGAAGTTATTGGTGAAGATGGTTTAGGTCAAACTACCTTATTTGAACACGAAGTAGGTACAGATCAAGTTAATGCAGATGGTAGTACAACAACAGTTACATCGTTTGTAAAATCATATGATTTTGATTTACAATCCAGACAAAAAGGTTCTCCTTCTGTTGCAGGTGAAACATTTTTAGCTATGAGAAGATTTGTTCCTGACTTTAAAGATTTACAAGGAAATGCAAAAGTAACACTTGCTGTTAAACGTTATCCTCAACAATCGGAAACAACAACAGCACTTAGTCCGTTTACAATAAATTCTAGCACTGATAAAAAAGATACAAGAGCAAGAGGAAGATTTGTTAATATAAAAATAGAAAATACTAATGTTAGTGAGTCTTGGAGATTTGGAACTTTAAGAATAGATGTGCAACCGGATGGACGTAGATAATGGCTAAAGTAGTAGTAAGATTACCAGAACCAAAAGAACAATATGATTTTTCTAACCAAAAACAAATTAACAGAGCAATTTCTTTAATTGTGGAACAATTAAATTCTACTTTTTTAAACGAACAAAAACAAGATCAAGAAAGGTTTGCGTGGTTTAATGGCTAACATATATACAAATGCAAAAGTAGATCTAACTACTACATCGGAAACAGTTTTATATACAACACCTAGTAATTCTAGAGCGATTGTAAAATCTTTATTAGTATCAAATGATGCTGGAAGTGCAGCAACAATAACAGTAACATTAACTAATGCATCAAGTGCTGTATTTAGTTTATTTAAAGTTAAGTCAATAGCTTCAAATACTACTGAACAATTACTTACAGAACCTTTGATATTATTGGAAAGTGAGATATTGAAAGTTACTGCATCTGATGCTAATGAGTTACATGTAGTAGCATCATTATTAGAAATTAACAGAGACTAAGGAGAAAATATGGCGTTTAAAGAAGAAGGAGAAGTTACATACACAATAATAGATGGTAAGAAAGTACCAGTTGTAAAGTGTGAAACAGAAATAGTATTAAGAAATACTAAGACAAATAAAGAGTATAATTCAGATAAGGAAGCAGAGGATGATATTGCAAACCCATCTACTGATACTAAAAAAGAAGATGTTACACGATCTTTAAAGATAAAAGTAGCTGCAATGCCACCACTTGGTGCTGCATCTGATGATGAATAATATTGTAAACTAAGGTAAATTTATATAAAATAGAACAATGGCAATTACAAACGCACAACAAGCTAGACAACTTTATAAAAACGGTAAACGTGTCGGATTAAGAGGTGGTGGTGCTGATATGGGAGGCACTGGTAGTAGTACAGGATCATCCGGCCCAGCAGGAGGTGCATCATCAGGTGGAAATTATGGTGGTAATAGCAATACCGGTGGCAATAATAATGGTGGTAACAATAACAATAATGGTGGTAACAATAACAACTACGAAGATAGAATTCAAAGACAGCAAAGAGAAAAAAAAGAAAGAGAAGCTAGGCAGCAAAGAGAAAAACAAAGAATTGAAGCTGAACAGGCTAGAAAAGATAAAATAAGGCAAGCTCAAGAAAAAGCTATAAGAGAAAAAGAAGCTAGACAGAAAAAAATTAGAGAAGAAGAGAAAATAAGGCAAGCTCAAGAAAAAGCCATAAGAGAAAAAGAAGCTAGACAGAAAAAAATTAGAGAAGAAGAATTGGCTAAACAAGCTAGAGAAAAAGCCATAAGAGAAAAAGAGGCTGAAGATCTTTCTAATTTAGGTATAGCTTCAGCAAAAGATTTACTAGGTGGTTTAACACCAAAAGAAAGATATCTTGCACAAGAAATTTATGGGGTAGACCATAAAGATAAATATCAAGGAGATTTAAGTAGTGAACTTCAAACTTTTAATACAAGTAAAGCAGTAGGAGATACTCCAATTGATCAAGAATTTACAGGAACATTAAACGAAAGGGAACAAGCACTACAAGATTTTTTAGATAGAAGAAATGAAGTTAAAACGTTTGGTTTAAGTTCATTGTTTCAAAAACCATTACAAAAAGTTTCTGATTTTAATGCATCTATAAACAGACCTTTTTTTGAAGAAGTAATTAGAGCAGGAAAAATACCTAATTTAAGTTTTGATATGACTGCAGATAAATTTGAAGATGCATATCAAAGTTATATGGCAGATAGATTAGCAGGTAAAACAGATGCTTATGGTAACCCTTCAAGTGGTTACTCTAGAGATGCAAGTGGAAATATTATAGGAACTGGTAATGACGGCGGTAATAACCAAGCACCAATTGTTGAAACAGTAAAAAAAGAAACTGAAGAAGAGGAAGTAAACCCTAGAGATTACACAGGACTAGGTGCAAGATTCATGGGCTCTCAATTTGATTTTAGTGGTCTAGCTGATGGTGGAATAGCAAGAGCAGGATACATGGACGGTGGTATGCCGGAGTATCAAGGTGGGATCATGGACCTTGAAACAGGAAGACAACAATATTTTTTAGGTAAATTAGTTAAGAAAGCAACACGTGCAATTAAGAAAGTTGCTAAGTCTCCATTTGGTAAAGCAGCTTTGATGTATGGTTTAGGTGCTATGGGTGGATCTTTTGGTGCAGGGAAAGGACTTTTTAGTAAAGGTATGTTTAATCTCGGTAATATGAAACGTGGTTTATTAGGAGCGAACAGTTTAATGATGAACAAAGCAGGTTTAGGTAGTCAAGCGGCTATGAAAGGTTTATTTGGTAAACTTGGTTTAACTTCTGGTTATGGTGGAATGATGCCAACATTAAAAGGTGGTTTAGCTTTAGGTTTAGGTGTTCCAACAATTATGGAATTAATGAGTGGTAAAGAAGAAGAAGATGGACCAATGGATCTTGGTCCAGGTATAGACATAGCTTCTATTAGAGCAAACCCTTATAAATATTTAGCACCTAGATTTGTAGGAACTCAGTACGCTGCAGATGGTGGTAGAATGGGTTATGCAGAAGGATCTAAAGAACCAGTTGCAAAAGATACTATGCCTCTATTAGACATGGATGGTATGGAAAAAGATTACAGAGAAGATGGCGGATTCGTACCTATTGGTAGAATGGAAAGAGCAGACGATGTACCTGCAAGATTATCAAAGAATGAATTTGTATTTACTGCAGACGCTGTAAGAAATGCAGGT